GTGAGAAAAAAACTGGTGTCGTCGTTCGCCGCGAAGCGGCCGTGGGAAACTGGTCTCAACGGAAAACTTTCCACCTGCGGTGGAAAGGTGAATCAGTCCTGAATCATTATACCGCAATACTCGAGCGACCCTTCGATGGGTGTATAAATGCCCAGGGTTTTACAGAGCGCCTTGAGATCTTTGAACGACGCCCAGAATTCAGGCGAGTGATCGTACTCGTCGACTGTGACATGAGCCAACTCGTGGATGAGAACATTCATCGCAGAATTTATATCATCCTTGTCCAGGCAGATGTAAATCTCGTACCCTTTATTGACGTTGTAGCCTATGGTGCCTCTGTTCATCCGGGACCCGTGAATTCCAGTGAGGATACACCTTTTCCTGAGGCGAGCGAATCTCGGATCAACAACCTCTGTACTATTGAGGTGATTCAAGAGCGTGTCGTAGCGCTGTCGAAGGTCCGTCATGAGCGGCTCTTCACGGCGACTGCTCCACGCGGCAACCGCGAGGGTCACGATGAGCAGTCCCGTCTGAATGATACCGGATAGGGCCATCCTACTGATCTAGGCGTAGAAAAACAAACTGTGCGTAAATGTCGGTGACGAGTCCCGTGTGTTCTGGAACAATAGGTCCCCATGCGACGCATCGAAATTCGGGTTCGAGGGCCTGACGAAGCACATTGCCATCGAGGAGGGGTTCATACTTGGGTCCGTCTGCGTAAAATGGACCATCTGTCAGACTCATGAGCACCTTGTCGCCATGGACCTCAAACACGTTGCCGAGTGCGTCTGGGGAACTCGCGCTTTCGATGAGACTCTTTTCAGGTGTAATGCCGATGAGGAGTCCCCCTGGTTTGACTGCCAACTTGATCGCCTTGATGCTCTGCTCGAAGTGGTCACCGAGAATGTACTGGATTGAAAAATTGTAACACACCACATCAAAAGGACCTGCAAACGCCGCCTGTCGAATGTCACCCGGACCCAGGAACCATACCCCGAGTCCGATGTCCAACGCCCGCTCCTCCGCCTCCTGGAGAGACTTTTCGTCTGGATCGATGGCGGCGACTCGAGCACGGACCGCCTTCCACTTGTGCCAATCACCACCGCGTCCACACCCACAGTCGAGAACATACGAATCCGGTTTGACCCAGTGCTTGATGAGGTCACGCTTCGCCTGGTTGTGACGTTTACGCAATTGATCCATCGTAGAACTTAAAAGAGTGACGTCCTGTAGTTTTAAATGGGTTCTCTCGAGCAGGATTACTTGACGGTGCCAGGACAGGTTTTTGCACTGATTTCTATGGTCGGGCCGGATATGCCTCAGAAGAATGAGCAGTTGGGCCTGAAGATCCGTGGGTGTTTTGCCACGAAGGATGAGGCGGAGACTCACGCCAAGCGCCTACAGAAGGAGGATGCGCTCGTCGACATTTACGTCGTCGATATGTACAAGTGGCTACTGATTCCACCCGACCGTCTTCAGATTGACAACGTCCACTACCAGAATGAGAAGCTCGAGGAGATTATGACCAAGTATCGTGACAACCAGCGTCAGGCGGCGGCTATGTTTGAGAAACGTAAGCGTGACATGCTCGCAAAGCCTCTCGAGGGGTCGGCAACGCCGTTCATCGAGCCCGGGGATGAGAATTCCAAGTACTATACCAAGCCGGATGTACCACCCATTCCTCACCCAGCTGAGCTCATCGATGACCTGAAGAAGGAGTTTCCAGACAAGGATATGCCTGAGCTTGTGAAGATTGCTGACGAGCGCATCTCCGAGGAGATTGAGCGTCGCCGTGTCCAGCAGGAGGAGGAGCGTGCTAATGCGCCAATGGTCCAGATTGACGCTGGGCCAGCGCCAGAGCCCGTCGGTGCAGGAAGTGTGGCGGCGGGGCTCCTGGGTTGAACGGACAAGCGACTTGGACTCGACCACTTGGAAAAAAAACATAAACAAATATCAGGATGAAGGCACATTGGTCATTGTGGGTAGCGCTCGCGGTACTCATCTTGACAATAGTGGTTCTTTCAGCACGCAGAGAGGGGTATGCTCCTCCGCGTGATGAAAATACGCAGCCCCCATATACGGAACAGGTTGGTAACACGATGACAATGTCAAACAACCTCCCGTATGTCGATTCGACGAGCAACGTCGTCCGTGTTGACAATCAGACCGATGTATATAAAGACATGGCAGGTATGGAGTATCAGATTCAGGCGGGAAACCCAATTCTCAATTTCATTCAGGGCGATCCTTCATCAAACGTAATGTATGGCGATTTCGTACCACACGAGTCTGATGGAGGGTCGGCAAGAATGTACGCATTCGGGTTCGAAAGTAACGTTTCAACCGAAGGCGACATGCTTCCTCCAGTGCCCACCGTGACGTCCAACGTCGCGCCCGTCGTCGGAGTCGATATTAAAGGCAGTCCAATCATGCCCGATGCAGGTCAATATATACCTGCACTTACATCTCCGACGATTCCATTCTTGGGTGAAACTAGTGCTTCAGAATCACCGGCGTCAGTGACTTCCCCAGCAACAAACCAATGAAAAAAGCAGCAAATACAAGAATTATAGTCTCTTTTGAAATTTTTTCAAGTACATCAACCGACTGATTCTGAGCGTGAAAAATACGAGGACCTGGATCATAATACGAGCGTGCGTCGTGCTGTTGTTGGTGCTCCTCGGCCTCGACCTCGTCCACGAGCTGGTGTTGCTGGGGGTCGCCGTTCGTCTCGGTCACTGGGAACATCGGTCTCGCCGGACTCGGATCGAACATCCGATCCATTACTTTCAGAGTCACTGCTGCTTTTATCTTCGACTATGAAACCAGCGAGGTTCCCCTCTTCGTCTGCATCACTCTCACTTGAGATATCCTCCGTGTCATATGATACCTCAGATGAGACACTCCCAGATTCTTGAGAGTCGTAGTCGTCATCGGCGTAGTCATCTTCGCACACCTCCTGAGGCGTATAACGCTCGGGTGCCTTGACCGTACGACCAGAACGCGTGCGCTTACTGTCCGTGACTTTTGGGGTCTGGGAAGTGTCCGTTGATGGCTGCTCCGGTGCGGTTGACATCAAGCTCTGTATCCTCAGGGGCTATATCGTTTAAGTACTTTGGAAAGAAATACAACCCATTCTTCTGTGCTATTTCAAACAAAGTCGTCTCGCCCTCGACGCCCATCTGAACGGCGATAGATTCGAGCTTTTCCTGGTGTTCGTGGTCATCTGCGCGTCGGATGAACAGAGCGAGGTTACGAACATCCTCAATCGCGTTGTATAGTCCATTTGCTCTTTTTTCCAGACTTGCCTGTTGGTTTTCGAACTCCGACAGATGACTTTGAAGAAGCTCCCACGTTTGAGGGTCGAGACCCGAGTAAGGGTGCACCTCTCTGAGAAACCGATTCTTCTTACCACCAAAAGTCGGGAACAAGATCACGAATAGGCACAAAAGTAGAATTATCCACAGCAACATTGCTGCGTAATTCCTCTACTATACTCGGAGAAAGATTATGTTCCCGTCCGACAAAACGTAATATCTCTTTTTTTGTTCCAAACTTCGAGTTGTACTTTTTCAACCTATTCTTTTCGGCTGATATCATATTACATTCGTCGTCGTGACACAGCTGACATATACGTCCTTGGTAAATACCGAACCATACGTGGTTCGACTTGTGTTCACCCTGGATTCGTTCGCAATACTTGGAGTCGGTCTGGACGATAATTTTGTCAACTCCTTTTCGCATGACACGCCGAACATTTGCAAGTTCCTGACCTTTCATGTTTCTGCGTATAAAACGTTCCAGAGGTGCGCATGTGATTTCGACATTCACAGACTCGTTGGACACCTCGTTCGTCCGAAGTGCAAAGAGCTTGAGCGTTTCTGCTGAAGGTATCGGAACAAAAACGTTCCCGTCGAGGTCACGCCACGGAATGTACGGGCCGGAATCTACAGACCCACGGTCCCGTTTGTGCGACCAGAGCATTCGGAGTCCTGAACCACCGTAGACGCTCGCGTCGATACGTTGACTCCATTCTGGGTCGTCGGGAAGTTCGAGAAGAATACGGGTTCGGAGAGCGAGCGCCTCGGACTTGGTGACGAAAACATCTGGCCAATGAATGTGCACACCCGTCTTCACTTGACTGTCCACGTCACGAGGTTCAGCGCGTGCGATGATACACCGACCCTTCTGGACGACAGAATGCATCAACGTAGCGAGTTCAAGGACAGCTTCGTCTGGAAGCGCCTCTGATCCCTTGTAATCGAGGTCGACGAAAAACTTGAACACGTCAGTCTTTTGTTCCACCACGTACAGTTTCTTACCGAGGCGTACTGCGTGTACGCACTCGACGTAAAATTCGTCAAGTTGTTCAAACGGAACTTGAAGAATTCCACCATCCATGAGGACATGCGTCCCCGGACCCTTGTCTGTGAGCCATTTCTCCATAATCTATCAGTGTGTATACCTTTTAGTCCGTGTCTGAATCATGCGTCAAGCGGCTCCAAAAGTCTTTGATTTTCATGATCACGATGGGTTCCTCCTCTTCAACAACCGGAGGCGGGGACTCCTTCTTCACTTCCACAACGGGCGGAGAAGGAGGCTCCGCCTCCTTCGCCGGAGCCTCTTTCTTCAACTCCTCCTTTTTGATTTCATAGATGATATCGACGAGAGACATTGTCTTTGCCATCTCGTCGGCGTCACCGTGTCCTCGCGCCTGGACGAGCATCTCGGCAAACATACGCTTTGACTTGGTCATTCTGATGTTTAAGTATATTTTCTTACATCAATTGAAACGCGCCGCTCTGTTTCTTCTCACCTTTGCAGTGCGAAGCTTTTTCAAAATTGAAGGAAGAGAACTCGTTCCTAGAAATGCACTATTTCCGTTAGGATTCAAGAACACAAGACGTTTCGGTTTGCGGACACTGGTTCCACGCCAGTGTTTCTGAATCAATGTAGCGGCACTTTTCATGATAGCGTTGCGACCTTTTGCGACACGTGCATTATAGTTGGGTCCAACCAACGCTTTGATGCGCCTGTATGAATTTCTGTACTCACCTGGTGTCTGTAGTTTGCTTCTGTTAATCACACTCTCGAGATGGGCGAGCTGGACATTATACGCGGGGTTGTTTTTATTCATGAAATTCAACAAGCGTTCAAATCGAATTGGAGTACTCATTCTTAATTTAGGATCGAAAATAAAAGTTTGTACGCTGGGTCGAGGAAAGAGCCGTGTGAAAATCTGGGTTTGTGATGACATGTGTACGTATCATATCCCAGAGGTTGCCACGAGCTGTGATTCCTTCGAGTGTGTCAAATTCAACCTTGTCGTTTTCGTCATAGTTTTTACGAAAATACGTTTGGCGATTCTCCATCTTGGATTTCTCCTCGTTGAATCGCCGAACGATGTACGTATGTTCAAGAGCCGTCATTGGCAAATCGATTACGTAGACATGATAAATGCTGGTGACATCATCCTCTATGTCAGCTTCGGAATCTCCTGGACCTTTGTACTTGGTTGCAAATTGGAAATACGAGTAAGCACCTCGTTTCAGGTTGATTGTACCTCGAGTCTCCTCCTCGAGTTCCCGAACGGCACAACGTAAGGGATTGATGACTTCGCGACGTCGACACCCTCCTGTGACGAACGTCCACTCCTGGTACCGACGATCGTGAACAATAAGCATGTACTGCTTGTTATTGATCGTCGTCACCGGAATCGCTATACTTTTGTGCCTCTCCCGACATGGTTGGTCTTTCGGGGAATCCATTCCCTCCTACTGAGTCACTCGTAAAAAAATTCATCAACTTTCCCCCACCCCGTGATGGTTCATATGTAATCAAAAACAACAGTCCGAACAAAAGAAGCCACTTCCAGATTTGCATCTTTAGTCTAGGTGAACTTAAAATTTCCTTGCCGCCGAAGGCGGGAAGTACTGCCTGCGACAACGTGTTCTTGGTATTTAATTTACAGGCTGAACGAGCGGAGTCCCAGTCTCAGCTTTGGCGCTGAACGAATGTGCAAATGGATTGCTCTTGAGAACATTGTTTGCCAGGTTCAGATTTCCAGTACGTGGATCCTTCTGACCCTTGAACACGTTCAGGCGGTCATACTGGTTTGGTAAGTAGCGAGACCCGCGGCTTGCGTCGGCCGGACGAACTGGGAGCGCACCCGCCTCGAGACGCGTGTTTGTATTGGCGCCGACGGCACCGACGGGGTCGGCGCGCACATTCATGCGCCCGCCGTTACCGGCACGGTCGGGGTTGACGCGATTCTTCGACCACCTCATGGGGTCGTTGTATGCGGAACCGTACGCCTCTGCCACCATGTACTGTCCTGGGCCGAGTTCGAGGCCATCCTTGCGAAGCCCCGTCTCCTGGCGATTCGTCGTTCGGCGTGTCTTTTGGAAATCCGGACGACCTTCCGGTGCCGTGATGGCACCACCCTGCCCCTGACCGCGAGTCTGCATGGGCAGGTAGTTTGACGTCGTCTTGGACAGCTTGGCGGGGTGAGAAATAGCACCCAGTGTAGTTCCACCGTTCTTGATGACGGGATTGGCTGGACCACCCCACGTACCGGACAGAGTCGTCAGACGCTCCTCGTTCATGTTGTTGGGCAGAATACGGAAAAACTGCTGGAAACCACCTGACGCTGGTGTGTCCGGTGACATACCGAGGCCGCGTCCGACGTATTTCTTGTCTGCAGGTGTTACATTGTTCATCTTGTTCGTGACCGGCTCACGGCTTCCATCCGTCTGATACACGGGCTGACCGAATGGAAAACGAGTTCCATTAGGT